GTTGCCCAATACCTTTTAATAGGTTTCTTAATTGGAAAGAATATAGTACAGCAAAAGCAGAATATAAACTAACTCCTTCAGCAAAAGCAGAAAAGATAGCCAACGATTTGCCAATACCAACTGGATCACTTCCTTTATAAGCAACGAGGTTTTCAAATCTGTCCATCGTTGCTTCATCTTGTAGAAAAGCTTCAAAATTTTCAAGGCCAAGTGTTTCATTTAAATAACTATATGCAACAGCATGTATTGTTTCTTGAGAACCAAACATCATAGCCATCTGTTGTATTTCATGCTTAGGAAACCACCCAACAACTTTTTGTGTCCAGTAATCAGATACCGCACATTCTGTTTGTGCAAATCCTAAAAGTATATTACCAACTAAATTTTTTTCTTCTTTAGTTAACTTTTCATTCCAGTCTTTAACATCACCAGACATTGGTATTTCAGTGTGTAACCAAAATGCTTGCGCTTGCTTTAGCCAGCCATCGTTGTAATACTCAGGGTATTCAAAAGGTTTATACGGTATCCTCTCCTTGAATAGACTCATTCTCTTCTTTCTTTTTATAGTTATCTTTTAATACATCTAAAGCTTTCTCATAGTCAGGCAGTCTTTTGACTAGCTCAAGTGTGCCAATACTTAAGTCTTTTAAATTAGCTAGTTCATTAATCATACGATTAGTTGCTGCACCTAATGATTCTAACTTGTTTTGCATTTCAATTAATTTCGACTCTTTCATATATTTTTACTTAATATAATTGGACTTGCATCTTTGTTGTGATTAACCTCATAATGAGTATCAAACTCTTTAATTAATATTTTTTTGTTTTTAAATCTACGCGGATATTTTTTAATAATATATTCTTCTATATTATTCATTTCTATATATTGTTAAGCATAATTCTATAAATGGTATGTATAGCACATGATCCGTGGTTTCTTTATTCACGTAACTTCTAATTCCTATTAATACACCAGGATATAATCCTAATGATAGTTCCCATCCTGTCATTTTTTTTCGTTTAAATAATAATTAAGCATCAGCATATGGAATTTTATTCTTTCCTCGTAATGATTACTCAATGTAAAATTCGTGTTGTCTTCCAATTCTTTCGATCTCGCTACTGCTGATTCTTCCATTTTTAATATATTGTTTAATATCTTTTTCTAGTTTACGCCTTCTGTACATTATACGCGCTTGCTTTTTCTGTTGTTCTTTATCATTTGAATTGTCAAGTCCACTTCCTTCTGATTTTGTGGTTTGTAAAGCGTCTTTCCAATATTGTTTTTGGTAAGCCATAATTTAAAAAGTTTCCAGCGCAAGGGGAAAGATTCATTAGCTCTCCCCTTGCATTCTATTATATAATCTTTTCCAGTAAAGTCAGGTGTATATTTAATGCCCAACACTTTTTTGCTCCCTCGGTTAGTGTAATCACCTTTCCCGTTTGCTTGTTTTTCGTAAGATTCATTTGAAAAATCAAAACTTTCGATAAGCTGGAAAACTTCACCTTCATAATATTCAAATAATTTTTCTTTCTTTAAAGCCATATAAGTATAGCGTTCAAGACCAGATGCAAAATTAATACCGTCGTATGATACTTTTTTTGCGACTACAGGGCCTCGCTTCTTACTTCTCTTGCGTCTCATTAGTGTGATTGGTTGTCCATGTTTTATTTATATTGTAACCTAACTGATCGGGTGGCCCTGGCTCTGGATATGCAGAGATAAGCTCAGCATCAACTTCTAAGTCATTGATATAACATTCTTCAACTTCTTCGCGTAGCGCCATGCGAGCTTTTTCAATATAATTAACTGCGTCCATAAGTTCTTCTTGTAAATGATTAAGCCATGTATCTAAAGGTTGGTTGTCATCAAAAAGGGTTACACCATACTTTTTAAAACCAACATCAGATCGTTTTTGTATTTTACTTACTACTTGTTGTATAATTTTATCACGCATCTTTCACAAATGTTCCGTTAATCATTCTACCAGTTCTATTAGATATTTCATCATAAGCAGACTTAATGCAAATTTCAATATCGGTACCGACAAGGTGGGCAAGATTAGTAAGAACAACAACGCTATCACCAATAGCATCAATAATACCTGCCTTATCATTTTTAAGTAAAGCTTGGGATAACTCTCCGGATTCTTCATATAATTTAATTAATTGTGTTTTAGCATCGCCTTTATCATATAAGCCGCGATCATTAGCCCATTGTCTTATATCTTCAAACATGCTATCTGCCGATGCAGGTGTTGTTAAAGTTTGGAACTCTCCCGCTTCAGCCATGGCTTTATTATAAATATAACAGGTGCTAGGACCAAATTGACTATTATGTACATTAGATATAACCCAATCAATTTTATCAGTCGAATCAAGTTTAAACGTTCCATACTGTGTTTTAATTTCTAAGTCAGCTAAAAATGCCGCGTTTAGTTCATTAGAAGATATTTTAAATGTTGTTGTTGTTGGTGAGGAACTGTGTTTATTCATAGCTTTTTTAAATAAATCTTTGTAAGGTTTTCTATCTACTTTGTAACCTAAATCTTTCTGCAACGTTTGTTCTACTTTAGAAGCTTCTGCTACATCATTTGTTTCAAATAGTATTTCATATTCACCAGGCTTATAGCCTTGAGTTTCAATAATACGTTTTTGAACATTTGTTGTACACCCAATTTTAACACCAGGTATGTGATAAATTTTGTACTTACCTTTGCTTAACGTTGTTTCCATTTATTTTCTATTGATTTAATTATATTCAAACTTCTTTCGCTTAAAAACTCGCCCATATAATTGTTTTTACTAAACCAGTATTCAAATTCCGACGTTGAGTTCTGCTTTAATTGGCTCATGAGGTTTATAGTTTACTAAGTGAATCATTTTATGTGTTGGTATTCTTATAAAGTTTCCTGCTCCCCCTTCAATAGATAATCCAAAATCAATTCCCACATTAGGAAGTTCCCTAAAATCACGGGATAATTGCTCTCTAGCTTGGTCGATATGGTTATTGTAAAGATGACAATCGCCCAGTGAAGCAGTAAGGCGTCCAGGTCTATAACCCGCTCCTTTTGCCAACATAAGTAAGAGTAAGCCATACATGGCAAAATCATAAGGCAAACCAAGAAACACATCAGCAGATCGCTGATTCCATAATAAATTAAGTTTTCCATCGTTTATATATATTTGAAAGCCATAATGACAAGGAGGGAGTGCCATATCATCCATATCATTGGGATTCCATAGGCTTGCCACAATGCGCCTTGAGCTTGGCTCTTGTTTAATTTGCTTGAGTATTTTTTCAAGCTGATCAACACCATTAAAGTTCCTAAGCTGCTTCCCATAAATAGGACCGAGCGTACCGTCAGTTCTACCTGAGCGCTTATAATCAGGATCCCAGTAAGTAACACCGTGATCGCGCAAGTAAGCAATGTCAGTGCGTCCTTGTAGGATCCATAATAGTTCCGTAACTGCATGTTTAAAATATATTTTTTTAGTCGTTAGCAATGGAAACCCAAGTTCCATGTCATGTCTAAGCATTCTTCCAAAGACAGATTGTGTCCCAGTCTTTGTTCTATCCTCTTTTTGTGCTCCACCGTGGAGTATTCCTGATAGTAATCCTCTGTACTCATCTTGTACGTTTATCATAATAATATTTACACATTTCGTAATAACTAGGCCATATAGTGTCTTTATCATATATATGAGGCGCTATACTTATTTTTTCGCCCCTTACATATGGTCCAACATTTATACCTATTTTCCATTTTCCAAGCTCGCCATTAATACCTATTGGTGATATTCTTATATTGTTTCTAACACAATATATATATGCGTCATTCTCTTCCTTAGAAGGTAAGTAATCGGGTAATTTATAATCTTTTTTCTTTTTAGCCATTAATCCCAAGGCATTGGCCCGCTAGGTACTTCTGATAAAGGCATATAGTCTCCAGAAGCGTGATTCCATTTAAAATGTGCTTCTGCTTGATTCTCACCTAAGTTTTGAAATTTTACTTTAAGTACTTTAACTTTCACTGAATTATTAGTATAATCTCTATGCACTAATAACCCATGATAAGATGCGTCATACCATTCACCTCCCCCTTTAATATTATACATAGTGGGTTCGTCAATAGTGCCGTCATCTTTTTTGTACATTTTAGTTGGGTGCGCTACAACAACTACTAAAACATCATACTTTTTTGCGAAAGCTTCTATTTTAGCTAAATACTCCATTGTTGCATCTGGTATAGACATATCAGAAGCGCCTTTCATTTTAACTTTATTGTAAGGATCAATTACTAAACATTTAATACCTTTTCTTTTAACTAACTCAGCACCTTTTTTAAGTACCGTGTCTAAGTCATATCTTTCTGCTTCTATAAAGTAAAAATTATCATTTACTATTTCAAAGCAACGATTCCACTTTTCAGTGCCTAAATCATTTTCTTTAGGCATCCAGCCGCCAATTTTTCTAATTAGCTTGTGAGCGTGTAAAAATGTTGGTTTGTTTTCTGGTGAAGCAAATGCTGTTTTCCAGCCATATTTCATTTGGTAACCCACAGCCATTCTATCAACAAAATCAGACTTGCCAGAGCTAGGCACTCCTGTAACGGTGATGAATTGCCCTGTATAAGTACTGAATATGCTATCAAAGTTATCAAGACCGATTTGATACCCAGGTTTAAAACCTTCATAAATAAATTCTTCAAGTTCTTCATTTATATCTCCTACTGTTACAACGTTCTCTAGTGGTACAGGTTTTGCATCGTGTAT